CGATAGTGGTAAGTCGCCCTCATTCCAATTCCCATTCCATAATGAAATTGCCCTACGAAAGTACCGTTGGTCGGACCTTTGGCTACACTCAGGGGAATACCGCTGGTATTCTAAAGGGGAGTGTGGTATATTTATTATATAGAGGAGAGAATTTAATGATCACATTTACTACAAACCAGCACGGTGGGAATGACATTGTAAGAATGATATATCAAGATGGGATTTGTTTAGACACGTTATTATACCTGTGTCCTCCGTTCGAGGATGAAGATCAAAAAACTTATCGGGGTCGGTTAAGTGTACTTGTGGCACCTAACATCATAGCAACCGTGATTAACAACCGCGTCGATTATATGTTAAATTCGTTTACGTTCAAACGTGATGATGGGTCCGTGGTCTCATCTAAATACATTGCTGGGATCGTGAAAGAAATCATGATTTCAGGGAGTGTTTATTTAGTTGGGAATGACGTTGTTTCTTCAGATATATTTCTTATGGATGTTAATCCAAAAAATAAACAACAAATTATCAATTTATGGGAACGGGATTACTTGCGATTTATTGCGTATGAGGGAGAAAGTTTTTTAACTCCAACAAGATCAGTGTTTTCCAAGTATTTAGCAACAATTGCTTCGTATTATACAATCGCATCAACACACAACTTATCCCTTACCATTTCATCGTTCCCAATGTTTACCCGTAAAGGATTATCAACCGAAGATTTTACATTATCCCCAACGACGGTATTTGAGTTTAGAGGTGAAGGTGAGGTCAGTTGGGTTACTCATGATGGTAATCTGTTGATGGTGACGGAGACTATCATCAAAAATCATAAAGATAGCATCTTTGAAGAGTTGGGGTTGTTGCTGCCGGGAGGTTTGGAGTCGAATCAAGGGGCAATCACAACTTTGGTCAGTCACAATAGTCAACAGTCTCGTATTTTTAGACTAGCCACGGATATCGCAAATGTGTTGAGATGCGAGTTAATCGAAAACGAATATGACAAGGTTGAGAAAGTCATGTCTTTAGTAAAAGAAATTTAACCTTAAAAAGGAGAATTCAAAATGGTTGATACCACTAACATAGTAACAAATGACGAAGAAGAAGAAAAGAAGCTTATTGAGGAAGGTATTGTCCCTCCAACTTCAAATGAAGAGGTTGTAGTGGTTGACGTTCCCCCTGATGGTATTGTAACTAACATTGAGGAAGTTATTGAGTCGGTTGCCCCTGTTGTGGAAGAATTGCCCGCCCCGGTGGTCGTTGATCCCTCGGCGTCAGTTATTCCCCCACCGCTGCTTACAGCCGATGCAGAAGTGTCTGTGCCTCCTAGTAGTGAAGTCCCTGAAAAATTTAGAGCTGCAATCATGAGACTTGGAGAGTTAGAGTTGGGAGCTCACAAAGATCCGTTTGCTCAATATATCGATTATGAGGGATTTTATCAAACGGGTGGGGAGTTAAGTCTCAAAGTCCCGGTCGCTGTACTTACCACTTTTTTACAAACCTTGACCCCAAAAGCTGAAGAGCCTGTTGTTGAAGAAGCGAGCCCCGAGCCAAAAACGTATGAAGAATTTAAAAACCTAGTAAAGGGAGTATAATCTATGCCAGCTATCAAACAAGTTAATTATTTCAATTCAGGTAGTCAACCACTAGCCTTAAAAGTTATAATGTGGAATTTGCTTCTCGAGCTCGAGACCAGAACTCCTATCTTACAAAGATCAACCACAGCAGGGGTGTTTCCACAAGGAACTAATCGTTTTCCAATTCCAATTCCTAACAACATTATTGTATATGATATTAATGCCCCGACGGTTCAGGATCTACAACCTAATGCTGTTGAGGGTCAAATAAACAAATATGCTTCTGTGAGAATCGGAGCGTCTAGTTTAGCAACTGATTATTCAATGGCAGAACTTTTAGACTCACATTTAAAGCCTGCGGTTTCCGCAATTGCTTCAAAAATTGAAGATGATGCCGTGGCTGTTATGTGTCAAACTCCAATTCAATATGCAACTAAAGTTTCTACTGAATTCAGTTTTCAAGATATGATTACAGGAATGAATGCTATGGAAAAGATGGGCTATAGTCAAGAAGCTCATCCTATGTATTGCACATTATCTACAGCGCATATGAGCTTAATGAATTCGGCTAATATTTTAGGATTTGCTAATGCACAAACTCAAGAAGCATTGCGCACCGGTTCAATTGGACAAACTTTGGGATTTGAGGTTACGCGGTCTCACAATATTCCTGTTAAAACGAAAGGAACTACTGTTATCCCAACGTGGACAGCTTCTAACCTATACGGGAGTATTTTAACTAAGGGTTCTACTTTTCTTGTCATTTATAATGCCAACAACACCACATTGGTAAATGGAGATTCTATTTACGTTCCTAAATCAGATAGTTGGCACACCATTACAAATGTAACATCACCAACTACCGGGTATCGAGGCTTAACTATTAATCCTCCTTTACAAGATGATCTAGTGTTAAATGATGTGGTTATGGTACAAGATTATGGCGGCAACCGCAGCCTGTTTTATTCCAAAACGTCCTTGGTTTATGCCACTATGGTCCCGCCAGTTGTAGATCAAGGTTATGGCGGTGGCATTATGAGCACAGTCAGCGATCCTAAGACAGGATTAAGTTTGCGATTGCGTGAATATATGGATCCTGATTCAGCTAAGAAGATATTAGCCTTAGATGTTTTTTATGGTATTGTGGCAGTTCAACCTGCTATCCAAATCATCGGTGGATAAAGGAGACTATAACGTGATTAAATTTCTTGTAAATCCTGTAATTTTTAATGTCAGTCAAGACACTCGAGTTGTTTATCTGAATGGGGGAACTCCTGCAACAGTACCATCGTCATTTACAGATAGCACGAGTTTAGAGGTGACTTCAGGAATTGGACAACCTAAAGGGTATGTATTCGATTGTGTCCGAGCAGGTTTAAACTTTCTGATCAACAACAATTTAGCTTCGGTTGAAGAAGTGTTGCCTGAAGGTCAAACCTTTTTCAATCCAAATGGGGTGACTAGAACTGAAAAATTAACCCCCACAATCACAGATTCAGAAGCCATGGCTACCCTGATGAAAATTTTAGATAAGGTGATGATATATCTCACTAATCATGAAGATAAAATGTTGCTTAAGGTTCAAAATCAACTCACAAAGTTACCTCTTACCATGGCACCAATCACATCGCCTGTGACAGAGCTTGGAGTTGTTGAATTGGGAGACCGGGTGTATTGGTTTATAGCAGCCTCTATTTTGTTAGACGGGGAATTGTCTCGTGAGTCAATTAACCTTCAAATCTAGTCCAGATCTTGAAACTTACATAGACGAAGGGTACACTTGGGACTTTACACATAACTTTGTAACCTTTGACGCCACAAACAGATATGTATATGAAGTTTATTTTAAAGGCGAGCTGTTGTTTTCCTCATCAACAAGCTCAGAAAATTATTGTTGTTTTTGGGTAATGTCCGAACTTTTCAATAATTTAACTGAGTTTACAGAGGGGTTGATCCTGGAAAGTCTTTGCCCTAAACCTGCGCAATTGACACAAGAAGAATACGAGACTAAAGTCAAACGCCTCATAAGCATGATTATACATAGACTTGTTGTGTGGTCATCCCACACCACATTATTAAGTATCTTGGATACACGTTCAAACATTTCTGAAATTGAGAGAGACGCCTCCTCTGTGACTCTTAATGACTCTTTTTCAGTGTCTTATAAGGACGAGACCTATTTGTCCAATTATGTTAGACGATTGTTACAAATTGAAGGTCTTTTGTGTGAAAAATACGGGGGCTATACAACCCGCGTCTACCGAGGATAATTTATTATGGCAGATAATTATAATTTTACGGGATTAAGTTCAAATGTAAGTTTAGCTATCAACGGACCTGAAACTTTGTTTGGCACACCCAACACAATCCCCGTGATTATTACAGGGGCATCTAACCAGTTCACTTACACTGCGGCAAATGAATTGGAATATACGAAGGCGACAATTAACATCACACCTGGACTTTTAAATGGAATTGCAGTTGTAGGTAAAATTTTCAGAAGTGAGTGGGCGGATGTTGATGAGCTTTATGTGGGGTCTATTTCAGGGATGGGACCTCATAATAACACATCCGGCATTTGGACACTCAAAGATTTAGTTGATAATGTTGAGATTACTTCCGGACCTTACACCTATACAGACGACAACACCATTGAACTCAAACTTTACGATTTTGTGCCAGGATCGGGTACTCTGTTTCAAAGTAGTAGTTGGTGGGCAGACATTATTGACGTCCCGGCAGTGCCCGGGGTATATGAACAACAGACCTTTGATTGGCATAATCCTATTGACATTGCTTTAGACGGTAATACCTACCAATTCAACACAAGCACCACGTTACCACCTCCGCCCGACAACCCATTAACACGGGTGTATTACTCTTATGATGATGGAGTGGATTACAAACCTAATCTTGTGGCTAAAATGAATTTAATATTGACTGATTACACGACTACAATCGATACTCCCAATAGTAAATTTGTAATCACAGCCAAAGCTTACAACCCAACTCGGTTAGAGCTTTTAAGTGAGAATGCTGTTATAATTGAAGGGGCGTTACCTGTAAGCCGCCGTCGCACTTTAAGCTTTGAGAATCAAGATATCCTAGAGAATATTAATATTTCAGACGGAGATCGATTGCGTTTTGTGAGAGGGGGTGTTGGTTATGACTTTATTGTCACATCCACATATCAAGACGATTCAAAAGACGGTTTGACTCGTTATGTGTATTTAACTCAAGGGAATACGTATACTAATTTTAAAGATAAAGTTAAGTCTAAACTTGAGGAATCTGGTTTTGCCGTTACAGTTGTAAACCCACTGACCTTCACAGTGAGTGCACTTGAAGATATTACCCAAGGGGTTTTCATCCCAAGCCCTATTCAGAAAGTAAATGTGACATTTGAAACTGTAACCCCACCGCAAGGCTTATTTAGCTTTGGGGAGCCAGACTTAGAGTTACTCAAGAATTTGCCCGTGGGCTCATCTTTAGACGCCGCGGGAATTGAGTTTATTAAAGTTGGAGATGATCAATACGTTCGGTCGGATGGGTCTACAGAGCCCGTGACTGTTTTAGCAGGTGAGTTAAAAGTTTATCCCTCATTTACTAAGATTTGTTATAAAGATGGCGGTATTCAAAGAACGCCTGAAGCGGTAGAACAGCCTTGTATGACTATTGAGGGACAGGTCGGTCCCAAGATCAGAACTCGGTATAGTTTAGCCACGACAGTAAATATGTTTCTATCTTTATCCGACCCTGCATTATTAATGTTGTCCAGTGCGAGTAGGTCGACTTGGAGTTCCCAATCGTCAGTGGCTATAACTGCTCAATTGACTAATTTAGGTCAAAATTCTACCACAGGGTTATTTGATTATTTAATTCCATATCCGATTCCAGGGGTTACGAAGGGCGTGTTTTTTATGATTAGCGATTATCCTAATACCAAAATCGCAAATAAACCTCTTTTATGTACCGGGACGAGTGGGGGCATCCGTTTTTCCCACCTTGCTAGTGTGCCGTCTTCAACAATAACAGTTTTAATGAATATTAAAGTGATGGCGCACGTACATAATGGAAAGGATGTTATTCCTTATACACTAACCCAAGTAAATACAGGAATTGGTTATTACATTCGATTGCCCGGCTGCTTAACCAAGTCGTTTGAAATTACATCAAACCTCACCGAAATGATGAGTCTCAACACGACTGTAGATGGTGTTGGGGGTTATGAGTCTAATCCAAGTTTAACAGACCCCACCCCACACCCCTATCATTCAACCTTAATTGATTCAGGGTTTAATCATTCCTTTACGGGGTCTAATTCCATCATTTATTTGAATGGCAAGGTATTCCCAGTTAGCGAATTCAGTTTCAGAACGGGCGATTTAGTTGCTACCGATTACGTAAATGCAGGTTCAGACGATTTAACAGATACCAGCGGAGAATACCCGGGGATTGTCAACTTGAATTCTTTTAGTGGAGTCAGTGGGAGTACTAAGGGATTCTTGTCTCAATCGATGATTCAACAAATTGAAAAGTTTAACAATAATTGCACCGGCAGTTTGATTTTAAGGGGGTCTAGTGCAGCTACATGCTTAAACGATGGTTCAAATATCCGTGATGAATTCTTGATTCATATTCCCAATGTAACGGTTGTAGCTACAGTTGATAACCCGGCATCAAACACCCCAACGGCTGTCACAATGGAATATAGTGCCGCTTATTCCCCATTATACGATTACACATATAGTTTAAATTACTGGAAAGGATAAAAAAAACCAAACCAATCCAAGAAAACGGGAGAGATAAATTAATCTTTTATTTTTTTTGGATTGTTTTAACACTATAACAAGAGAGGAATAAACATATGCCAACATTAGTAAATAGTAACGTAAGTATGGGGTATGCATCTGAAGAAATTTTTGGGGAGCCGCCTTATGAACGATATCGAGTCACTCCAGTTAATACCTTAGAAATGTCAGCTGATAAAGTCAAGCTAAAACGGATAACTGACAAAGAAATTTTTTCAACATATTCTGTTGGGCAACCTGTGTGGGTTAAAGTAAATGGTGTGGATTATGAATTCGGTTTTGATTCTATTATTACCGAGACGAATGGGAGCTTTAGTGCATTATTGACACCGTCTACTAACATTGATTTAGTTGCGGCTTTAGCAGGTAACTATTCTGAGTGGTACATTCTCCCTGAATTTACACAAATTTGCTTCAAGGCAGGAGGAATTCAACGGGCTGCCGAATCGGCGGAAGCTGTTTGTTTAAGTGATGATGGGCAGGTAGCTAATAAGCAAATCACAGGGTTCACTGTAACCACTACTCTAGAAACAAATTACACAGGGACTGATTTTGCAAAGAATGCTATAGCTTCTGTATTACACGGGGAAGTTAAATATGGGTCAACTCTAAATGTAACTGGGTTTACAGGGTCTAAATTGTTTGATCCTCTAACTAACCTATACACTTACACTTTTACAGGTGGCTCGTCTATGGAAGTAGGGCAGCCATTTATCATCAAAGGAACTTCTCAAAAACTTGCAACTAGCGGAATCTTTTATGTTGATTCCGTGGGAGTCAATAATTTTACTTTCAAAACAACTCGAAATTTTGAAGTGACAGACCTGTCTTCTTGGTCACTTGATATGTTTGACACTGTTAAGAATGGTACAAAAGTCAGCTCATTTAACTTGGTTGTTGCAAACGAGGCATTGAAATATTACAAAGGTTTACGAGGGGCTGTAATTCACTCGCTTGATTTATCATCCCCATCCAATGAATTAGTCACTATGAATTTTGGCGCGTTATGTGGAGGCGACTTTTATATCAGCCCAACCACAACGGATCCTACCGAGATAGGAACGCCCCCCTATTCAAAGCTGGTTAAAGATAACAGTATCGGATTGCCGTTCATTGGGTCTAAGTCTTTTCTCTATCTCAATGGGAAGGTGTACCCCGTGTCTGAGTTTACATTGAAGACAGGGGAAACATATATGGTTGAAAAATCAGGGAGAACTTCTGAAGAACACAATGACGCTCTATATCCTAACAAAATAAGCGTGAACAACTTATCACAAATCGGTGGGACTTTTAAGAGCTTTTTAGATGACAAAACTTTAAGATTGATTATGGCGTCGGCTAATTCTTGTGTGGCAAATCTATTTGTGGTTTTGCAAAGTGTTAAGGGTTGCGAAGGTTCAAACGGGAAAACTCAATATTTGACTATTCATTTGCCCTCTGTAACATTGATTGCAAACGATGATAACCCCGCTCTTAATACCCCAACAGCTGTTAATGTTGAGTTCTCAGCCGGTAAATCTAATATGGGTTATACTGTTATGTTTGGGATGTATGC